TACCCATACTCTTGAATCTCAAGAGTGGAGATTTAAATGGAGAAAAAGAAGAAATATAATTAAAAATAGGCCAACATGTTTATGTATAAAATAATAAAATATTAGAATAAGATAGATTTGGGACAATTAGATACATAGGTAAAATTTAAGGTATTAGGAAAACGATGTATGGTATAGAAATGGATAGGGATGTAGGTAATAATAATGGCTCATGGAAATAAAAATAATATTTTGTATGTGGAGAAAAATATGGTATATTTATATAAGGTAAATACTTAAAACCTATTAATATAAAATATTAACATGAATGGTCTAATTAGCAAAGAGAAAAATATACATTCTTATCTAAATTAATTTCTGAGAAGAATATATAATAGATTCGTTCATAACTATATAGCCAAAATTTAAGACATGCATGTAAATTAGATGATCATTAATAAATGTTATTTTTAGATACTAATGAATAATCTTAACTCTTGATTAATTTGTATCAAGGTAAAGACCAGTATGTCTAATAATTAATTGATTTCATATCCCTTAACATATAGAAAGATGGAGCTTATTATAATTATTTATCATAAGACACATATTATGCTAATGTTGGTAAGACATGTTCATATGAATATTATGTAGATGATATTGATTTTAAACAGTGCTTTTCAGTATAGTGTTATATTGATGGTGAATTACACACTATAGAATATGATGATATGACAGAATATATATATAATACATTTATAGTGTATATGGATACATAAAAATGGAAAAAATATTTATATAAATTATTTGAAAAAGCTGTCGATAATAAATATGTGTTATTTTATAAATAATTACAACAGAATGATCAAGACAAATTTAGATCTGATTTGAGTCTATACAAATATACATATAAAGATGAAGGCAAGAACATAAAATATGACAATAAATATTTTTCTTTAAAACGTCTAAATAAGTAATAAAATGGAAGCATATTTACATCTTATTAAACACTTATAATATATAATTTCGTCTAAATTCTACCTTGTTAAATGGAAATATACTCTATAAATCTGAGAAAATTGAATATAGAAGGAAATGAAGAGTATATTGCTATATTGGTCAACTTTTTGATGGAAATTAATTTCATTAATGCTAAAGAAATAGATACTTGTAAAGCAGAAATTTAATCAAAAGGTTCTTTAAGATAGCATCCAATAACACACACTATAAGAGATATATTATATTAACTGATGCTTAACTAGAAAGGTAGTTAAATAGATTTAGGGACTAAATCTAGAAGCTTTGGTTAATAAGATACAAATTCAGGTAGACCAAGCGAAATTAAAATAGGAGTATTAGAGATGGAAAATGAATAGAATATCAGATATTTTAAATCTAGTCCTTTCTTTTAAAATTCTGAATATAAGTCTAATGGTAATTTTACAATGATTCTGTAAGCCTTTAATGATGACTTGGTTAGTTCTATCACATTCCAAGAACTAATATAGATGTAATTATTGATATCAGGTAAAATTAATCTTATAATAGGCGATGTTTATGATGATACTAAACACAACATATAGAAAGGTTTAGGTTAAATGATATAATACTATGGTAAGTGTTAACGATGTTCTCAACACTAATTTTAACATTGTGGTAAGTGTGATAATATGTTTTTAAATAAATAAATAAATATTTGGAGAAGTTGTAATACTACAGACTTCTAAATAAATTAATAAAATGAAAATAAATGTGTTGAAATTCATTTATACGAAGGACGTATTTATAGAGAGAGTGTACAAAGGGACTATGATGGAAATGTTATAATAGAATATTCATTATCTGCAAATGGTAATACGAAAGAATATACATAGATTGATGATTTCTATAATAAAATAGATATCCATTCTCCCAAAACTTTTATAGATATTGTGAAAAACAAATATAATGAATAATACTATGTGACATATGTACCTGTATAGCATGTTTATATAGGGTAGCATACAAAGTAGTTATTATTTAGGATATATACTACAAAAGGTCCTTTGTATTATAATAATATAACGTTAGAATAAGATTTATAAGCATACAGGGCTATAGAAGAAACAAGAAACCGCAAATAATAATAGAAATTTTAAAATGTAAATCAAGATAATAAGGACTTGTCATTGACATATTTATAATCTAGAAAAAATTAATTATCTGAAGGGAATGTAGATTCTAAGAATGCATTTATAACTTTAACTACTATTAATCATTCTGGAGAAAGCACATCTACAGATAGTTTGCTTAAATAATTAGTCTATAAGAATAGAATGAATTAAAAGAAACAAATATAAACTAATAAAATAATGCATAAATTTATAAACTAGTCTGATTTGTACGACTTTCATACTTATTTTTCTGAATTAAGTGTGGTGTAGAAATTGATAGTGGATGTATTTATTCAATATGTTACCTTTAATCAAAATGTATTATTCAAGATGTATACTAGATATCATAAAGTAGATATACAAGATAATTTTATAAATAATTTTTATGAGAAAATAAGATATATTTTTACGGGTAAAAGATTTAATAGAATACTGCCACCATTTCTGAGTTAATAATTAGACTATTACTTTGACATAATATTTTCTAAGAAAAATATAAATTCTTGGTTGAGTAATTAATATATTAAGCATGTAACATCTACTGTGCCATAATCAGTATAATAATAATTTTAATGTGGAAACGAATGGTATCGGTATTATGATTTTATAATGAATAATCATTTAGATAAGATATAAGAGATAAAGATAGGATTATTATCTAGAACATGTCTTTAGGTTAATACTCTTTGGACTAATGAATAATTATAAAAATCTATCTCAGATCCTTATACTAATCGATATAATCTTGTTAAGAAGTTTATGAATGATTACTTAGAATCTATACAAAATATTATTTAGAATAAAGATATGCACGAATGTGACATATAATAAAATTATGTTAATATCAACAAAATAAAATATGATCCATTAGAAGGCAGAGTCGTCTGTTTAAAAATGAGAAATCGTTTGGAAATATGTTATAATAAGAAGAGGATGGTTCATTACACTAAAATTTCGGATGAAAAACTGAAAGGAGCATATCCAACTGACATACCAAATTGTTATGAAAAATAAATACAACATAAGTATATTAAATAAAATAAATAATCTTATGAAGTTTAATAGGAAAATAGGAAGTTTAGGATTTAAGAAAAAACTAAATATGCTTTATTTCATAATAACAAAAAAATTTAACTTTCGCATCATTAAGAATAAGAAATGTTAGATTAGATACAAGATATATAGATTCCAATTTAAAAAGGAATAATTGTCAGAAACGATAAGAGCATTAAGTTAGAAGTAGATTCAGTAATAGACAATTAAGTTAAAGTATATAACTATACTAAATAATAGTTTTAGTATTTAACTCAAGATGATATTCAAATAAAAGCATAGGATTAAGTCTATTATTAAACATTATATTAAACTATGAAATTTTAGAAATTATTAGATATATAGGCTGATCTGAATGGCTAGGAATAAGAATATCTTATGTAGCGCTAAGACTAGATCACTAATAATATACCTAATGATTTGTATAAACCAGTGATGGTAGTATTGGATAATTAATCTTGTTATAATGCTATAGGTAGATAATTGGGTATGTTATTAAAACCTGAAGAAAATATAGTACACATATTTCATAAACTTGGGGATGAATTATTGAAAGATATATCTATGATATATACATAACATGAGTTTATAGGAATAGAATAATATAAATCTGAGTTATGTTCGAAGAAGAAAGGATAATATGAAAGGTATCATAGAATGTTAGATGAAGATTAACATAAGAGTGTTTAATATTTTTATAAGAAGGCATCTTGTTATAAAGCTTTTGTTAAGAAATTAGAACTATATTATCCTGATAGATGTCCAGATAAGAATAAAGAATATATGTCTAAAAAGACCAGAGCTAGGAATATAATGAATCCACAATATTTTGTGAAGTTGATAGGTGGTGTTATCTCAAAGAATGTATTAAATTTCTCTAAAGATTTAACACATAGAGGTAAAAATTATTGTATAGTATCTGGCTATAACGACACACAATAAGTCAGTATATGTAAACATTTTTATCAACGTGTCTAAAACCCTATGATTATAAGCATGGATGGATCAGAACATGATAAAAGTTAAACTGAACATTGGTTAAATTTGGATAAGAGGTTATGGACTATGTTAGAAGCCTATTTCTTATCGAATTTTCCCGCATAATATATGAATGTAGTCAAAGCAGTTTTAAGAAATTTTTAACAGCATAAATCTAATATAACGGTTATGTCTAATCGAGGTAATAGGTTATGTTGTTTAGAGCTTTTGGGTACGGTTCTATCTGGGAACCCAGTACTAACTACATTAGGTAATTCTTTACGAATGATAGTTTTAGATAAATTATTATGCTTGGATATACCATAACAAAATGGGGATAAATGGAATTATTCATTTTTAGTATCTGGGGATGATAACGTGATTATTATAAATAAAGACTACATTAATTAATTGCTCACAAACATAAAAACGTTCACATCAGCAGAAAATAGTGATATGAAATATGGTATTGGATATGTCATTAAAGAGATGTATATATCGTAACATCACATGCATTTTCTGTCTAAAATATGGTATTTATCTAACGACGATTGTTCTATGAGTAGATTAACAATTAAAGCATTATCAGGAGGTTATTCTACGACATCAATCAATATAACACCTGAAGAACATTCACTTTTTGTTATATCAGCCTTAATGAGGACATATAATTCTAATGATATTATAGCAGATAATATAAATTATAGGATTAATCAACATGAAATTAGATATAATACATAGGTTGACATAAACAAATTATATTCTCATGTTGATATAATAATGGAAAGATTAAGGAAAAAGAATGATTATGAGTATGATAAATATAAATATATATTAGGAGGTAAATATTTAATTAATAAACCATTTCCTGAATATTCACCAGTAAATTTGATTGATTCTATAAATTTTAAACCACACTAATTTCACTTTAAAGAGTTAAATATAAAGAAAGATCTATTATTAAATAGGGATTAATATAGGTTAGCTAGTAAATAAGAAATATGTGGTATTTACGGATAATATTAATATATTAATTGTAATGTCTCATATAAAGACTATTTATAGGAAGAATCTATCTAGGGATTGTGTGAAAATGGCGAATGAGTAATCTCTTCATTAAAACAACAGATTTTATCTGTTTTTTCAATAAGTAAAATTTATTTGTATTGGTAACAATATATGGAACAAATCGACAAACTAGAAGATATTAATAATAGAGTGGCCAACTAAGCCAAATCAGCTAATGATAAGAAAATATATGGTAAGCGAAACCCTAATGCGCATGCTACCTTTAAATATCCAGGATATGGACGAAAAATATAATATGATCCTACTTTGCGGGAAGTCAAAAATGTATTAGCCAGTAATTAGGACTTACGTTACTAAATGGAGACTCTCACAAAAGCTATAAAGGGAATGACAGATCCTGATGATAAGCTAAAAGTTGGTAATAAAATCAAGAAAATGGTAGGGAATACTTACCTCTAAAAGAATTTTACCAATGATAAAGTAAAACATGAAATAGCAAATAACAGATTTGATTTAATGGGAGAACAGGAAATAAAGAGGATGCTAGAAATTGCAATCGATGGTCCATTTTTAAACGGTGTTGTATCTATGGTTACACCATGGTTAAAACATGGAACTAGATAAGCAGTGTAAGCTTTTAGAGATAGAGGAATTCCAAAATTAAAAGCACTCTATGATAAATTCAAGGAGACAGACTAGGGACATAAAATATTAGAAACTGTAAATGATTGGACTAATTTAAATTTACATGATTACTCTCATCCCATTTACTAAGCTAATGATTTAGGTTTAGCAATTAGTTAAGGATACTCTTCCTCAGTTGAAAATGTAAATTATTCATAGACTACAGGGGCTCAGATGTCATCTTAGGGAATATCTATCTAAGCTATATAAGCTTCATTGAACCCTGAAGCATATAAGAGCTTAGTACCGACATGTGAGACACCTATGGGATTTATTTCTAGGTTATTAACTTATCCTATAGTCTCAAATTCTAATGGAGATTGTCTAATATCAGTACATTGTGCTAATATGACAGGTTCCTCATTTATTACATAAATGAGAGATGTAGACTTCGATCCATATACAGGTACAGGGACTCCAACCTATACTCCCGGTCCTTACTAAGGTCATGATGATATACTATAAACATTTCAGATTGTAGGTTTTTAAGTTAGATTGTTAATTACTACTTCACCCTTGAACACTACAGGGTCGGTACTAATGGCAATGAACCCTGAAGGTTTCACACTTGGTAAATACAATGGTTCAGACAAGATTGTGGGAACAAATGATTTGTTATCTGCACCATTTTGTGTTACATCATCTTTAAGTTAAGCTAATGGCTTATAGATGGCAGTTGAACCTTTATAACAAGACGATATTTGGATTAAAGGGAGTGTAGGAGACATCTTTGGAACTACTGGAGCAAATGCTGTGGATTAGATAATTCTTTAATTTTAAGGTGTTCCAGTATCTCTAGAAATAGGTAAACTATTGATAGTACCATTAATATAATATATACCATCACCTTAAAAATCATAGTTTCATACACTTTCAATGCCACCTGTAGGTATATTGACTATACCTTTATTGAAAAATGTTATTTCTTATAATAAGAATATATTATTATTAGGAAGAGCTGAAATGAATGAGTTAACAGCCGGAATTGGGGGTTGTTAACCTACTTATGATTCTGTCATAAATTATATTGTAAACTTTTTAGGTAAACCTCATTTGACTGCCAGTCTTAAATCAAATATAGGATCAGGCACTTTTTCCAGAGGTTAATCAAATGGACAAATTTAAGGAAAGAATACATATGATGAAGATGATTAGGATTTCATACAAGAAACATAACATCATAAAACATCAAAATAATAAAATAAAGAAATGCATTCTAAACATGGAAACATCTCTGATGATGATAGTGATGCTACATGTTAAATGAATTATGATCACTAATATGATCATATATATCTTTCCTGATGATGAAGACGACTCATATAAGATCTGTGATTGACTAAGGCCATATAAAGGATGTTAATTGTAGATCAACACAAAAATCTTACCAATTCAAGATTTCTCCCATCAC